TATGGTATCAAGTCCTTTTCTCCACCTAATTGTTCAATATTTGTACGATTATATTCTGTGATGTTAAGACTAAGCGTTCCCCACGTATCAGCCATATGAGCTCACCTATCCCTCCATAAATATTGCACTGTACCATACTTTGTCATATCCAAGTTGTTCATTGCCTTCAAGTTTGTCGATGACGGCAGTCATCATAAAACCATCATCAAATGTTACAATGCGTTTGATTGCAGTATTCTTATCTACTACCAGTGCTGCATAGTCAACTCGTGTTGCCCATGCTTGAATTTCACGTGTTTTACGTCTTCTCCCAGTACCAACTAAAACGGTGTTGGGAGAGTTGGTAACATGTGAATTATAGGCTGGTAATAGTTCCTTCTCTGCAAAGTATCTATTAACACCAGGTCTCTTGTATTCAATTACGTTTAATATCTGTGTTCCCCACGTATCAGACATAACCAACTCTCCTTTCTACCTAATTTGTTTGCTAGCACTTGGATTTTTGCTATATCTATCTTTGTTTGCTGCCAAGTCGGCAGCTACAATTTGTGCTATTTCCTTAGTCTCACCAGCTTGGTCAACACCACGAACAATAATTGTTCCGGTATGTTCATATTTGACTACTTGTTTAGCTTGTTGCCATGCTATACCTTGTTTTTGTCCATATAGATTGGCGTAATCTTTCAATTGATTACTACTTAGCTTTGATAAGCCAATTATCTGACGTGCGTTACCTGGACCAAGTTTTCTGAGTTCATCCATTAAATCTTCATTGCCTGGACCAAGTTTGCCTTGTATAGTAGCAAGTCCTTCTGACCACTTCTTCATTTCTTCAACTTGTTTACGTAATCTATTTGTTAAAGATTCACCTGAAGACGTACCTGAACGCTGCACTTTGTCAAATAACCCAACAAAGTTGGCGAATGAGTTGGTCTGATCTTTGATGGCTTTAGCTACATCTTTGAACTTGTCAGCAATCTCTTTAGCTGCCTTTCCACCTGTGTCTCCAAGCTTACTAAAGTCTGCTTTTAAGCCATTTACTAAGTCTTTACTATTGCCCATTTGTGTGTTCAAGTCTTTGCCAGCATCTGTCACGTTTTTGATGCTTTTCTTGTTGTCACTGATATCTATTCTTGGTAGAGATATTGGTTTGAATGTCATTGCACTATTACCAAGATACTCCCCAGGTGTTTGCATCTTACCTGATGTAGCTGATGCCCAGTCACTCTTAAGCTTGCCCATACCACTCGTTATTTTGTCAATAGCTGCTGTTGTACCATCAGCATATGCTTGCGTGCCACCTTTAACTCCCTCGATTGCTCCAGTAACGGTAGCTCCCAAGTCTTTCCACATGCTTGCTGCACTGCTTCCAGCTTTTTTGAGACTGTCCCACGCTCCACTAAAGTTACCAGTCAATGCTTGTGCTGCAGCTTTTAGTACGTACACAAGACTTGTTAAACCATCAACTATAAACTTTAATGCAGGTGCAAGTGCTTTAACAAGACCAGAAAACACTGCTACCCAGATGCCAAACAGTACCCATAAGACTACACCAAGTGCTTTTATGAGCGGTTGTAGCAAATCCCAAAGGCTCATAAACAATGAACCAAGCGCCTTGAATAAGTCACCAATTGCACTGAATACAGGCTGCAAATTTTGCCATAACTCGTAGAACAATTTCCCAAAGTAGTCCAATATCGGTTGTACAAACGCCACAAGTGACTGCCATGCTAGTATCATTGACTCAATGATCACAACACCGTACTGATTCCATAGCGCTCCAATGTAGTTGATAATGGATTCTATTTTGGTTGCTAACCAATCCCAAATCGCTGCTACACCTTGCCTAAATGAATCCGATGTGTTCCAAAGATATACTAATGCTGCAACTAATGCTCCTATTGCAACTATCGCTATCAGAACAGGAGCGCTTATTGCTGCTATTGCTCCTGCAACTGCTGAAAAAGCTGTTATTAAACCACCTACAATGACTAAAAGTGGTCCGATTCCTGCAACTATAAGCCCTATTATAAGAACTATTCTTTGCATTGCTGGTGACAAGCTGGTAAACCATGCTTGTAGCTTGGTCATCTGTTTTATCAGTGCTGGCACGATTCTCTGTGACAAATCGTCGAACAGAGGCTTCATTACCGCTCCTAATGTGCTGTTAACTGCGTCTTTCAACGTACTCATCTGACCTGCAAATGTCTTGGATGCGTTATCCATGGCTTTATAAAATCTACCTCCCTCGGATGTTGCTATTTGGAAGGCTTTATTAACCATGTCTGCACTTATTGCACCCTTTTCCATCTTATCCTTTAGGTCTTTCATAGATATACCAGTTTTTTCCGATATTATCTGTAATGGATTGAATCCAGCATTGACCATTTGTAAGAGGTCTTGTCCCATCAAACGCCCTGTTGACTGAACTTGTGAGAACGCTAGTGTGAGTGACTTGAATTTCTCTGAATTACCCATAGATGCATCACCCAACATCTTTATCGATGGCATTACAGTTTTGGCATCCACGCCAAATGCAAGCAACATCTGTGCTGCATCTGTTAAGCCTTGCATTTCGAACGGCGTCTCATTGGCAAATTTTTGTAGATTTGCAACCATTGTCTTGGCTTTTTCAGCACTTCCTAACATAGTTCCAAAATTGGTGTTAGCTTGTTCCATTGCCGAATCAAAGTTCAAACCCGCTTTTCCTGCCAATGTAAGTGGTAAGGTAATTGCTGCTGACATCATTGCACCCATACCAGCCAGCTTCATGCCAACTTGCTGTAAATTTCCAAATGCTCTTGACACTTGGTTCGCTCCATCAACTGCTCCTGAGCCATTTACATTGATAATATAGGTTATATCGCCACCATTTGCCATATCTTATCACCTCCTTACTTGAAGGAATTAACTAATTGATCGTGTTTTCGTCGGAATTCTTCTTCTTCTGCCTCGAGTTCATACAATGCTTGCCATTGTACCAGTTCCCTGGAGGAGATACGTTCAAGCATTTCCTCCATGGTCATACCACCCAGTGTCCTGGTTAAGCTAAGGTAGAATTTGAGTTCTGGGTGGTCTCGAAGTTTTTTATTTCGTCTTTAATCTGGGATTCAAGCAAGCCGTTACGCTTTGCACATTCCTCGAAGAGTTCTTGAAGCAGGTCAGCATCAAAGTTTTCAACTTCTTCAATGTCTTCAGGTTTAGCAGTGTCGTAAAGATTCTCACCAGATTCATTGCACACGCTGATAGCTACGATTTCAGCCATGAGTTTAAACATTGCTGGATAGTCTTGGGTGTTCACCTTTACTTGTTCTGTGCCCTGTGCCACCATGTTTTCAATCTTATCTTGACCATAAACTTCTCCAACACGTGTCAAAAGCATAGCACGCTGTTTACCGCTCCATTTGCGAATGTTAATATGGCCGTCCCATGTTGCAACAAAAAATGGTTCACCTGCTATTGGTTTTAATTCCTTGATTTGATCTCTTGTTATAAACTTTTTCATAAAAGTCGTCTCCCTTCATTGCGTCACATCACGTGACCTTTTCAATTTTATTGATTTTAACACATAATTTTTGATTCACTAGGTGGACAGGCACTTGTCCCACCCACCCAGGATTAATTGATTGTAATCAATTCTGTGAAGCCTAACATACCGTTGTTAAGGAGTTGTCCTTACAGGAATTCCTGTAACGATAAAGGCAGCTGAATACTTAACTGCGTCCCCAATACTGCCAGGTGGATTGTATGACGTGCAGATCGCCTGGAATGTATATGTTACGTTTCCTGCTCCTACGCCTTGCGGTTTGTAGATGATTTGGATTTCTGTTCCCAGAACCGCATCAAGCCAACCATCCAATGTTGAATCCCATAAACCCTCAATTGAAAATGTTGCTCCTTTCAATCCTGGGATATAGGTTTTGTCAGACGTTCCAAATGTGGAAGTCTCTGCGGTGTCTGCTGCTCTCGGAAAGTCAGCCTTATTTGTGTAAGGTGACACGTCATGAGCGTTTACAGACACAAATACCGATTTACCATGTACGAATGCCATTGTGGTTCACTCCTTTCCCTTCAGGTGATTATTTCCTACACAATGCTACTGCAAATGTAGCTGTACCTCCGTTAAAGGTGTAGGTTGCTCTAACGTATCTTTTGATAGTACCTGCTATCACAAGTCTTTCATGAGTCTTACCAGTGATGTTGGTGAATACTGCCAAGTCTGTCGTATCAGCTACGAAGTTATCACTGGAATGCTCCAATTTCATGGTCACATTGCCTGCAAAACCTGATGCTGCTGTCACCTGAAGATAGGCTGCACCGCCGTTCGTTGTGGCTGCCAGGTTGTCGTTGACTGTGCTAGAACCGTTTACTGAGACTGCTTCAAGTTTTGCGATGAGTTTAAGTCTCTCACGCCCAACATTGGAATGCCCAGCAACACTGATTTTAACAGCATCGTCCTTAGTGCCCATTACGTTGTATGCTGTCTGAATCATGTTGAGTCCGTATCCAATCCCTCCAACTATGTTCCCTGCTGGAAACCAGATGAGATTGTTGCCATAGTTTGCACCTGACAGGATGCCGCTTAATAGCTGGTCAACTGCATCGGTGTCACCATCGTACAATCCTTCTGCTGATAAGGTGGCGTCCTTCATACCTGGGATATAGGTCTTGGCGTCAATACCAAACACTGATGTCTCTGCTGTATCGGCTGTATATGGTGCGTCAATCTTGTTGAGGTATCCAGTGATGTTGTAGCCGTTCATCATCACGAATATCGATTTACCATGTATAAATGCCATCTTGTTCACCTCCTAACGTGTGTTTATGACATCTGTATTGAAAGTTAAATACTGGATGTGCCGTCTGTTATTGTCTCTGCCTCCGTCAAGCACGTCGCCTTGCTGTGCTATCATTAGGTATGTTCTTGACGTACCAGTAGGTGTATAATTGGTCTTGCCATCCAATGCATTGATTACCAAGTCCCACCATTCGTGCATCGTATGCTCACTAAGGTGTCTCATGGCAATTTGAAAACTTGGATGTGTGATGGCTGGTTTCTGCAGGTTTGAGTCACCGCCCCCGAACGTATGTTCTGGGTTAAAGCCACCAACATGGTTGATAGCAATGCAGTTGTCCTTGTCTGCAGGGAATTCGCCGTACACATCTGCTGTCACTGCGGTGAGCAAAGCTTTAATGTCACTCATTACATCCATTGCCATCTGCTACACCTCATTTCCGACTTGAGAATTCATTTGTATCACACAGCCCTCGAATTCAAGCTTTATACTGGTTGGGTGTCCCTGACCATCTTCAACTTTGAACTCGACACATCTGCAATTATCCACTTCTTCACCATTGATGAAGATGCGTGTCCTTGTAGGGTCTGGGTGAGTACGTATCTCAACCCTATCTATCCTCATATCTGTCCACTCCCTTCCAGCATGCGTTTGACTCTCAGATTGATGTTCTGCATGAGTTTCTCACGCCTACGTTTTATTGGGTTTTCGAGGAATTTAGCATTACCAACCGTATGGTTGGCTGTCATATCCTCATGCACTATTACTGCGTATGTGGTGGTCACTTCACCGCTATTGGGATTGACCTTTGTGGCTACACCGCCATATCCAAGCTTGATTGAGATGTTCTTACCATTGATTCTTGGCTCTTCCACGAAACCACTGTTACGAAGAGAACCAGTATCCACAGGAACTTCTCTCTTTGACTCGGTCATGGTCAACTCAGCTTCTTGCTTCAGTGCTGCAGCTACCTCATTGGGAAATCTGGTCACAAAGAAGTCAAGACGTCTGCGTATAGTGTCTATTCCAGTGACTCGTACATCGAGAAAATCACCTGATGGCATGATGTTCACCTCCTATCTCGTGAATATAACCTTGTGGTCTATAGCACCTGTCTCGTCTGGGTTACACTGAATAACAAGTATTTCTGGGTCAGCCCTAGACGTCCCACTTATGACAATCTTGTCTTGTTCGATGATAACCGTGCTGCCATCGCAGTAAACTTGGCATGTAGCAATGATTTCTTGACCGTTCTTGTCACGTATAAGCTTATTGCTGTATTCTACCCTCGCTTTGAAGGTAGTCACTGTTTGCCAGCTGTAGGACACATGTACGGTCGCTCCAGTTGGGATGGTGCTAGTTACTGTCCTCACTATCGTTCCAGCCGTATAATCAATCGTGTAGTCAATGCCAAGCCCATAGGTGATTAACCCTGTCGCTGAATCCTTGACTGTCATTCCAGCCATGATTAACTTCCCATTAGCAGGACTAAGGACTATACTGGCTATAACGCCTGTCAATACCACGTCCTGATTCGTAATGTCTGTCTGCCAAGTGAAGTCATTGTGGTCGTCATACCCAACGTAAGCGTATCTGGTGACTGTTTGATTGCACAGTGCTAAAAGTTCTGCATCCATGTCGCCACCTCCTATACAGCATCGTCATCAGTGATGTCAGTTGCAGGTAATGCAATTTTATCCTGACCTCGCCTGAAGGATGGCTGTACCCTGTCGGTATCGTCCTCAATAGCTTCTTTGTCATTCTGGCTAATGCCACCAGCATAAGGTAATACAACCTTGCTTGCCTGCATCCTAAGCCTGTTTGCCAAGTCAGCGTATTTCTTGGACTTGTCTCTGTACACTAACGTCAAATTACCAATCTTCTTCTCTTCTGCCATCCCTGCAAACTTGCTTGAAAGGATGTCTGCACAGTTGGCTGCTGCCATTTTGTAGTTTGGGTACTCGGATAACATAAAGTTGATTTCCTCGTCTTGCAACATGGCGGTAGCTACAACGATGTCTTGAACCAAGAACCTGACTTTGTCCAGCTTAGCTGGCATTGCAGGATTGTATGTTGCTGCCATGTTATCACCCCTTCACTATAGCAGTGAGGACGGCATTCCCATGAGTGCCAGCCACCTTGTCGATTATCATAACCCTGTAATAGCTGTATCCAACTGGTTCTGCAGCATAATGTCCAATTGCTGCTGCTGCTAAGTCTGCAGGTGCTTGCACTTCTACTGCGTCTGAGAAGTTTGACCTACATGCACCCTGCACTTTGTAGGTAATGGTTTGGTCTGCATTGATTACTGTCAAGGCTAGGCTGTTAGCTGCTCTGCAGTCCAACACAACGCCCAACATTACGTATGCGTTTGTGCTAGCCTGTACATTGGGTGTATATTCAGTGAACGCTCTCTTTGTTCCTGTCATTCTTACCGCCTCCTTTCTACCGAATTATCCAAAAATAGGACAACGCCACCGTTGTAGTGTTGTTGTCCTATTTCTATAACATTATTTAAGCATCTGCAGTGATTCTGACGATGTTAGTGCCATCGTTCCAAAGGATTGCTCTCTTGGTAGTGGCTACAACAATCGTTGTACCTGCTGCATTCTTAACCGTACACGCCTGACCTGTCTGATTGTCAATCAAGTACGTTTTCTTGGTATCGACGTTCAATATCAGATTGAATCCACCGTCACCAGCACCAGTCAATTTAATGACTTCTGCTGTTCTCTCAACTGCATTCAATGTGATATCTGCATGTCCTGCACCGATATCTTTGGCAACCTCGGCTAGAGAACCGTATGTTGCTGCATTGATTACAGGTGCTGTCAATGTCTTGTTGGTCATTGTCTGTACGCCAGTCAATGTAGCCTGTGTGCCTGTCTGTCCAGTCAAAGCTATCATGCCTACACCATTGTTCTGGACTTGTGCAATTGCACCATCTGCGACAGTTGTGGTTGCTCCAGCTGCATTCTTCAATGTAGCTATCTGACCACTGCCGTTGATGATTACATAGGTATTAGGATATGCCACATTAAAGATAATGTTGAAACCTGCATCTGCTGCACCAGTCAAGAATATGATGTTAGTCATAAGCTGTTCGGGTGTCAGTGTTTGGTCTGCATGTCCACCAGCAAGGTTAATTGTGGCAGTGTTAACTGACATTGCTATCAGCTTTCCCACTCTTGCCTTTCCCCTTGTTATTTGGTTCATTTGTCTTCACTCCTTCCTTGTCGATTTCCTTGCTATCACCCTCTGTTCCAGGGTCATCGGTAATTTCAATTTCATCTGGATGGTTCTCTATATAGTGTCTATCCAGCGTTTCTTGGTCGATGAACGCCCTGTCACAAAGTTGACACCTGAAGGATGCCTCATCGGTTAAGACTCCGACATCCTTCAGGTATCTCAGCCCAATAAGCTTGCTGAGTAGCCTGTAACCAGTACCGTCCACAATCTCGCCTTGAATACGCTGTATACCATCGTCTTGAAAAGGTCTCGTTACAAGATACACAGCAATCACTCCTTATACTATGGCAGTTGCGAAGAACGCACCAAGGTCTCCAGCAACCAACTTACAGTCGAATGCTGATTGTCCTTCAATACGGTCGCTTTCAAGGTGTTCCATACGGAAATTCTTGATAGCAGTGCTGTAGCCCATACCAGACAAGCCTTTCCATGCGAAGGTATAACCAGCGGATGGAGTTAACAAGCCAGGGTTTGGAGCACTGTAGCAAAGTAAAGCACCTTTGCTAGCAATGAAGCTGTATGCTCCAGTTGCTCCCTCATTGTTTGTAGCGTATACGCCACCAGAAATGAGGATTCTGTCGACTTCAAACAATCTAGCCAACATGTCTGCAGTGATAACACTGGAGTTGGTGTATTTGTATCTGTCGATGATGTCAGGATGCAGTTTCAAGGTCTCGAACACTTCTTCCTGCAGAACCAATGTGTTCGGTTTGAATCCAGTGATGGATTTGATGTAAAGTCTTGCAACTTTAACGTCGTTTACAGGGTCACTGGAAGTGAAGTCACTCCATACCTTGAACTGGTTTGCTCCAGGTACACCAGCTACGCCAGTGTAATCCTTCCAGCCTTTTGCAGCTGCGAAGTACTGGTCATGCCACTGTTTTTCTCTCCTGATGAGCAAACGCTGAGTAACGAACATAGTTGCGTCACGGTCAACGTCGAGTGCTGCATCAGCATTACTTCTTACCTGGTCTGCTACGTCCTTATGGAACGCATAAACCTTACAGTAGTAAGTGTTGGTGGAATCAAGGCTGTAGCCTCCACCTGCGGATTCTGTTCCAGGTGCTCTCTGTTGTGCTTCATCCCTGAACCAGTCGTTCTTAGTGTATACCCAGTAGATATCTGACTGTTTGTCGACTGGTACTACGGGGAATACCTTGTCGGCTATGAAATCAGCTTGGGACTGGATGTATGCCACGGATATGTTTGTCAACGGTGCATTTACGTGCACACTAGCTGCGGTTGGTTGACTTTTTGCAATGTATTCAGCCATTTCAATTCACTCCTTTCAATTCGTTAAGATATATTATGAACCAGATTGGATGACAGGTGATGCACAGTTGACTAACGCAGAACCAATTTCTCCTGCTCCGCAACCGATTACAATCTGTCCTACATAGTAGTTGTCTGCAACGCCGTCAGGGTCAACAACGACTGCTGTTCCTGCTGCATCACACCCTACTAAGTTACCTGCTGCCAATGCTCCAACACCAGCAAGTATTTTGGTGATACCATACACCATTACTTCAGCAGCACCACCGATGGGTGGGTTATTCTGAAGGACTCCACAAGGGACGTCGGTTAAGGCAGTTGTTCCTACAACTGTCATGTCTGCTGACAGTTTCATGAACATGTACTGTTTTGCAGATAGTGCTTCACCTGCGATGGCGGTGAACTTAAAGCCTTGAAGTTCTATTGCCATTTGAATTCACTCCTTTCAACTTGTTTGATATATTGATATGTGCTTGTGTGCCCAACTTCTTGGGTTCTTAGCCCTTGATTTTCCCAGTGTAGATAGCGTATAGTCTACGTCCGTCTGCACTCTTGAGAACTGCATCAATTGCTTCTGCTTGGGTCTTGGAATCGCCCTTAGTAACCATTGCATTTGCAAGTGTCTCGATTTGAGCCCATGCATCTGACTTAGCTACACCAGTCTGAGTTCCGTTGTCTTCTGCTCCAACCTCGTTGAACAGATTGCCTTTGGCAACT